CTTCTACGTGTGCTTTCGCTTCTTGTTCTAACTTCACAGACCTTCCTTCATAAATACTTTGACCCACTCAGCGCAGATACCACTACGCACAATGTCATCAATACCAAACTCTACTACTGGTACATCAAGCATATGCTTCTTAGCTAGGTGTATGATCTTAGCTAGACCAGACGTACCCTTCAAGTCACTCTGCTGTATGTCACCATTGAGTACAATAGTACTGCCTTCACCTACACGTGTCAACAGCATCTTGATCTCTGGTATGTCTATGTTCTGCGCTTCGTCTACAATGATAAACGCATTGTCAAAGCTACGTCCACGCATCAACGCTAGTGTAGCTACTTCAATGTTACCATTCTTTACACCCGTATCAACAGCACCACGCCCTAGATGCTTTATCAACACGTCTAACACAGGAAGCGCCCATGGCTGTGCCTTCTCTTCTACTGTACCTGGCAGGAACCCAATATCCTTACCTACAGCTACGTGAGGGCGTGTGATTACAATCTTGTCAATCTCTTTGAGTGTGTACAAGTCTGCTGCACAGGTAGCTGTAACGTAAGTCTTACCCGTACCAGCAGGACCAAGTATAAGAACCTGCTTGCTGTTAGCAATAGCACGAATTAACTTTCCTTGGTTCTCTGTCTTGGGTAGAATACCAGATGTAGGCTTACTAGATGCACCCTTGTAATTTGTCTTGCGGCGCGTACGTGTTGATTTAGCTAGAGGTTCGATGTTATTCATTTACTTTCCTTAGATAAGTTAGTGCTTTTTCTATACCTTCTACATTGTCCCCTAAAAAACCTAACCCTACGTTACAAGATCGGCAAATCCAGCCCCTAAACTCATCTGTTTTGTGACAGTGATCAAAGAAAAAAGTATCCACAGCAACGCCACAGCACTGGCACTTTTTATCTAGTGGTTTAGGTGGTGCTATCACTTTTAATTGGCGCAGCTTTTTTGATGATTCCTTACAGCATGTCTTGCAGATGTGATCTCTACCCCGTGTACCTACAGGTTTGTATCCTTTATACCTCAACTTAAACATATGTAGAGGTAATGATTTCTCACAGTATTTACAAGTCTTAGTAAGCTCTCCTGAGGACAGCTCCGGTGTGTGACCCCCAAACAAATCTAATTGCATTACGCATCCTTTGATACAGCTGTACACATATGTACTATAGAGACTTTATCTTTGATAGATTCAGGCAAGTGTCGGTACACAGCTGTCATTGCATTAGCTGCCTCATAAAGGCAAGCATCATAGGTGTTATACAGGTTGGGTGAAGCACGTACTGATGGTGCCTCACCCGACATGTATGCGATAAGCACAAGGACGTACATTATTCTTGCTCTGCTGGGCTAATCTTATTCTTGATATACCCTACGCCTTCTGATACTTTAGGTTCAACATAATCATATGCTGCACTCGCTGTGTCCACTGTTACATTTAATGCTGCTACAGCAATACAAAACGCTAACATAAATTCTATCATTCTAGATGTTCCTTTAGATCTGTGTAACCACCTATGTAGTTACCTTGGTTATCCCATATTTGGGGTACTGTTGTCATACCTGCTTTCTTTATTAGTGTCAAGAGCCACCTGCTACTTGGATCATCCATAGAGTAATTTACATACCCTATGCGCTCTCTCTTTAACAAATGTCTAGCCTTAGTACATGAGCTACAATCTGATCTTCCTAAAACTATATACATTATACTAGATCCACAATCTCACAGCTATCACCTGAGCAAGCCATAGTCTGCATAGATACTGTGTTGTCTTCACTCTCATACTCTGAAAGGTTTGACCAATCAATACTGTCAGGCATCTTAGCAAGCATCTCTTTATACTCTTCCTTAGTACAATCCTGATAAGGTGCCTGCTGGTAAGTATGATCTGAGTGTGGTAGAAAAGATACACCTGACATTTCATCAAAGTGTTCATATACAAATGCACCTACGGCCATCCATTCAGCATCACGTACAGAGATCGTCACACTTGGCTTATGTTCACACCAATGTCGCTGGTATGTGAGCCACAACTCAAGCTGCTCTATAGCTGTCATATCATTACGTGTTACAGCCTGCTCAGGAGACTTAACAGGAAAGCTAAACACAACAGTAGAGTCAGGCTTCATAACACAAGGCTCATTAGGAATACCCTGGTCAATCATAAACTGTGTTAGAGGATCTTTGTTGTCGCCACGGACAGTACGAATATAATAGGGGCTGTGACGAGCATGAATACCAGAAGCGGAGTCAACCAGCTGTGATACCGTACCGGAAGGTTTAACGCAGCTGATAGAAGCAGAAGCAGGGATGCCAAGCAACTCAGCCCACTCAGCGTTAGTAGCCACAGCAATGGATCGTAAATGCTCAAGGGTTTTCTCCAATCCTTTGTTAGCGTTTGTCATAAGGGGGTTGTCCATAATACCTGTCATGGACACGCCAAGTAACCGCTCTTCTGCAGTGTTGTTCTGCCATACCTTACGCAGGTAAGGAAACTTAATTAGGGTAGACTGAATCGTACCTAAGATAGTAGCCAGCTTAACCTTACGCTCAAGATCCTCAATAGTATCAGTCGCACGTACTACGCACTCTGTTAGGTTACAAAACTGATTTTGGCGTAAAATTATTTCAGAACAAGGGTTTGTACCAAAGTCATGGTTAGGATCACGCCTACCAAACTTGGCTGCTTGCTTCTTAGAAGCCTCACGATTGAAGATACCACGCTCACCAGACTTAGACTCAACCAGTGATAGCCACTCACGCATGAATGTTTCCATGTCTGGCTTCTCCGTATACGCTACAGAGTTGTTAGCTAAGGCACGATGTCCAGCATTCTCCCACCACTGACCTGACTTAGCGTGACGCATACGATCATCACTCAGGTTAGACAAAGAGATCATAGCTGAGCGGCGCACACCACCAACAACAACGATCTGACCAATGAAGCACATCAGGTCATGACATTCCATAGAGCTAAGCTTGCGGCCTTGTGCTGCCTTGAATGTAGATACAGCAAAGTTAAATAGTTCTACAAGAGGCGCTGGGCCTGATGCTCTACCGCCAAATGTTTTAAGTCTTGCACCAGCAGGACGTACACGAGAGACATCCCACTTAGGGATCTCACCAGCCCACAGGAGTGCAAGAACTTGACGGAACCCCTTAGCCCAGCCTTCCTTACTGTCCTTAACGACAACGATAGACTCACTCTCGAACAACTCAGGCACTTCTGGGAGCTTGCTGACGAACTGGCGCTCAACGGAGAACCCTACCCCAGTACCGCAGAGAAGGATGTACATAGCCTCATCGAAGGACTTAGGGTCATCTACGGGTAGGTAGCTACAGTTGTAGCCTGCTGTGTTGTCACGATCAAGCGCTGGGCCTGCTGTCATCATAGCCCTCATGGATGGCATAATCTCTTGCCCTATGATAGCTTGTTCAATGTCTTTGATGTATGTGTTATCTACGCCACCCAGTGCCTTACGTACTACATTGTCCATGTAGCGTCCCACTGTGTCACTCCATGACTCACGGCCCTTACCGTCAAAGTACTTGGCGTAGCGTGACTTATGGATGAATGATTGATAATCTGTTGCTAGTTGGTTGCTCATCTGTTGTCACCTGATCCTTTGATAACGCCACGCCTTGCACGGCTGTTTAATTTGTCCATGTTAGTTTGCAGTACGTCTGTCAGATCACTGTAGAAGTAATTAGCTAGGGCTGTAGCGTAGAACACAACATCTCCTAACTCTTTAACTATATCTTCCTTATTGATCTTAGTGTTATCCCTACGGTACTTCTTAATCTTCTCAGCTACTTCACCTGCCTCACCAACCAAACCTAAAATGTTTTCAACAAGTCTATCGTCACCCTCTGTGACAATCTTATCTTCTACCCAATAAGAATATTCTTGGGTATTAACATTAGTCATAGCAGCAAAAGCATCTATATCTTCTTGCGTAATCATCATCTCTCCTTCACGTTTAAGTTCTCTATCTCTACATCATCTACATCATATATAACATCTGTTATCAAGTCATAAATATCCTGCTCGTGGTTGTCTTCATAAGAAGATAGTATGTTATTATTCTTATCTACCTTAGCAACAAAGGTAATGCTAAATTTCTTCATGCATTACCCTCTGTCTTAGTCCAGCGGCCTAGCGTGTAGACGTTTCCCTCTACCTCAACCGCTCTATCTTCTTCATGTTCTTTCTCTGCTTCAGCGTATTGATCAGGAAACATCTCCTGCATTATGTTACCACGTAACTCAACAAAGTCTTCCCAAGCATCAGGGTAAATCTCTAAGAACTGCTGCGCTGCAGACATAGTGAGAGCTTCATCAAGTGCAGCCCTCATGCCATCCTCAGATCCAGCAGAGCCAAAAACCATACCTGTCTTAATTTTACCTGTCCACTCACCATCCTCAACGATAGGAGATAATACAATAGCTATGTCACCAGCTTTAATCTCGTAGGCCATTACTCTCTCCTCTTTACTTTGACACGTTGCTCTTTCATACGCCTACCCTTCTCTTTAAGCCACTCCTCTGGTATCACACGATTTGCCCAGAGGAAACCCTTTTGATCGCACCAATCACAGTATCTACTTTTTGCTCCCTTGTAGAGTCTTGAATTTGCATTACTAAATACAAAACGAATATCTAGTTTAGGATGCTGTCGCTGTATCTCTATGTGTTTACGCCTGTCTGCAGCGGAAAACAACCCCTTCATCTCAATTATAACACCATTGTCTAGCTCAAAGTCTGGTGTGTAAGTGCGGTACTTTAGATCCTCCCACTCAATTTTTAGCTTTTCATAGGCTACAATCTTCTGCCTAGCCTTTAGATATGCAGCGGCCTCAACTTCAAGGCCACTGCGATATGTGCGAGAGTTATGCTTTCTCTTTGTCTTCAGCATCTTCTTCTACCTCAGACTCTTCTGCTGCTTTTACAATCATGCCAGCCAGCATCTCTTGCCTTGCCTTTAGTACACTGACTAGATAAGACATTCTATCAATCTCAGATGAAGCTAATTGTACCTCGTTATACATCTTCAGCTGATCCTCGTTAAAGTCATCAGTGTAGTAGTCTGTGTCGTTAATAGTTAGTTTAGCCATACTTATATTCCTCTGCTATGTATGTGTAATCTACTTCTTGTGGGTTCTTTGACTTACTAGGTATGCTAGGGCGTGGCTGCAAGTTAGTGTGACACTTATGCTTGAAGCTACAGAACTTACATCCTGATGGCAGTACCCAATTGCCTGTCTTCTTACGGTAGAATGTTTCTTCTACTGGCTCGTAGCAACGCTCAAAGGGTTCATCGTTATCTATGTAGTCTACAAGAGCTTGGATGTCAGCGAGTACTGCTTCCTTATCCACACCCTCAGAGGCGTCTACATACTTGAATTGCCCATTTGCTTTGTTGACTACCCACCAGCCACCTACATCCTTCCCAGCGCCCTCTGCGTAGCCCACAAGCTGTGCCACGTAGCCAAAGCTGTCGCCCTGTGCTAGGGTATCAAAGGATGCAAACTTGTTATCGTAGGACCACGGGGATGCAGACTTAACATCATCAATACGTCCGTCCATCTCCATGTCATACTCACCCTTAATCTCCTGACCATGAGGTAACTTGAGTGTAACCCTGTCATTGTCCTTGAACTCTACACCAGCAGAGCGAAGGACTCCCTTGAACACAGCCTCAACAATATCACCAAGGATCATGTTCATTAGGAACGCAGGAGGGAAGGGTGTCTTGTCTTCTGGATCGTTCTTCTCAAACCACAGCTGACACTTAGGCTTACCAATGTTAGACATACGTAAGCGAAACTTGTCACGAGGACCACTATCAAACTGCTTATACAAAGCAGCTTCAACATCGGAGGCGACTTGTTTAGCCACCTCCTCTGTCATAGTAGTCTCACCAGCCATAGCCTTCTGTAAGAAGCTGAAGACCTTTAACTCAGCGGGATGATTCATTAGCTCACCTCAATGAAGTCGTTATCAATGATGTCTTTAACAACTGCAGCATCCTCGTCAGAGATGCCTGCACCATTGCGCTCATTGTGTAGATCAAGAACCTTACCATTCATATATTCTACAAGCTCAATGAAGTCCTTAAGTGTGTCATTGTCACTATCAGCCAGATCAACACTGCTTCCCAGCTTTGCTTCGATCTTACCAAACTTAGCACCTGTAGGGATGCTATCCTCTACGCCAGACAGTTTTATGGTAGACATAATAGGCAGTAGGTTCTTACGATTAAGGCCATTCAGTACAGCGTCAATGCTCTTGAGTGAGTCGCGGTTCTTAACGTCCATAACCACAGGCACATCTGTGTAGTTACCTGTCACTGGCTCACCCTTGTCATTCACGGGGTTGTCCAGTGTTACTGTACCAAAGAATACCTTAACACGTTTGACTGATCGCATGATCTGTTTAGTAGCCTCAGGTAGTGACTGAAAGTCATCAATGTAACCTGTAGGACGGCCCAAGTTAAACCCACCAACGCTATCCTTCATATCACCACTAAGTGAGTTAGACATGACAGACTTTTCCATCTCTTCTGTCTCACTATTCCAGCGCTGCCACTGGTTACGCTGAGCGAAGACACGGAAGGTGACGCCGTTGCTATACACTTTATCCTCACCTT